TCCACAGCTAACTGAAGAAGCGGTTAGTGATATGACTTGTACATGTGAGGACTAATACTATGAAAGTTGAAGTTTACTTTAACCTACACAAGAAAGTATTCTCTGTTCGATCTACTAGGTTGGGCAGAGTTATACTACACACAGATAAAGTACACATTAAGAACCCTACGTTTGTAGTGCGACAGTCGGGACGTAAACGTGTCATTGCTGAAGGCGTAAAGAATGTACATGCCTTTGTTCGTGGTGAGATTGTATTGTTTGATGAGATAGGTCCGACATCGGACTTAACTTACAACCCATACAAGTATGACAGCTTCGTATGTAAAGACACAGAGCGTTCAGTTAGTAGTGGAACTAAAGCGTACCTAACATTAAGTGCAGCAGGTAAGCCTGTTATACAAGCAGAAGGAGTGTAACTAATGAGTGTGATGGCATACGAAGTAATGTTAGAATTAGATGGTGTCAGGACAGTCATCACGTTAGATGATACCTATCCAGCAGTACATGATTGGAAAACTGCTACTGAGTTCGCCATCCACATGGCACAGCATGATCACCCAGATAAACACATAGAGTTTATGGACTGTGCTGAGTACATACACGAGGAGTATACACAGTATGGTTACATACACCAAGCCCCAATCGTACTACAGTAAGGACGATGACCCATGTGACGATTGGTCAGGCGTTCCAATACCTAAACCAAATAAGGAGGACAACAAATGAAAGAGTATAATGAAAAGTCCGTAATTGTTGCTTGCAAAAACTTACTGGATAACAGTTATGATGTACTGGGAGGCAATGCTGTATCACTTAAGGGTTGTTTGTATTATGATATACATAATAGTTTAATTGATGCTATAGGTTTGTTGGGTGGTGACGTAACTGAGTACAGTTACATTGATCCAGACAACCCTGATATGGAAGGAAGAACTTAATGATTGGTGCAGCGTTGATGTGCCTAGCAATGAACGTCTACCATGAGGCTCGTAGTGAACCTATGGTTGGACAGTATGCAGTAGCACATGTAGTAATAAATAGAGTACAAAGTACTAGGTATCCTAATGAAGTATGTGCAGTAGTGCATCAAGGCTTTCATAAGGGTAAGCACAAGTGTCAGTTTAGCTGGTACTGTGACGGTAAATCAGACAAGGCCCATGAAGAACTTGCTTGGGCTAGGTCACTAATAATAGCTGACAATGTGTTGCGTGGTAAAGTACCTGACGTAACCAAGGGAGCTACCCACTATCATGCAGTGTACGTTAAGCCGTACTGGTCTGCATCACTCAAGAATACTGTGGCTTATGGGTCACACAGATTTTATGAATAGCTTATCGTTACTAGTATAGGGTAGACAGGAGCTATACAACTATGGCACAGTTGCCACATACTTAAACAAAGGAGAACAGTATGCCGTTTGATATTCCAGAGAACTTAGACTTCGACATTTCATTCGAGGACACACGTATGGCTGACAAGAAGTACGTCATCAACCAAGACACGGGCCAGCCCCTTGGTATTGTTGGTAAATCTTTTCAGTGTGCATCACATGGTGATTTCTTTCGTGGTGTAGTTGACACCGCAACTGAGACACTAAATGCAAATGACCTAGAAGATGCTGACTTCAGCTTCCGTACTGCACGTAATGGTGCATGGGCTATGCTTGACATAACACTGCCTAACGTAAAGTCTATCATTCATACAGATAAGTTTGAGACTTCCATTGGCAATCGTATCGTGAGCTTGCACGGTATTGATGGGTCATGCAGCAACCAAGTATACTTTGGTGCGATTGATTACTTCTGTACAAATGGTTGTATCAGTGGTGATCACGACAAGGTTCGTAAGAAGAACACATCTAACTTCACGATGAATAGTTTTATCTATGAACTAAATCGTGCAAGGACTGACTTCTACCAACATGCAGAACAGATGCAGGTATGGGCGCATACTAGCCTAAAGTATGTGGACGTAAGCACACTGCTTGATGACATGCTTGGGTCTAAGCGTAAGTCTGAGCGTATGTACAGCTTGTACATGAGTGAGGCAGGTGTGCGTGGTCACAATAAGTTTGCACTGTATAGTGCTATGACTAACTATGCCAGCTACGCTGATGAACGTAACGGGTTTAACCTCAAGCAGACAGGCAACGACACACAGGCTATGTCTATGTGGTCACGTGAGCAAGAGGTATCTAAGTGGGTCAGTGATGATCGGTTTGCGTTGCTTGAGGCAGCGTAGACATGGCAAAACAGCATGTTTATATAAATGCTACAGAGGCAGGTATGTTAGGCTTGCCTCTGAGATATGGAGATAGGGTAATAGATAAAAGGTTTTCAAACTATAACATGAATAAGAAAACAGGTACGATTAGTATGGAATTTTTACCTAAGCCCAACTCTGTTGCTAGAATTACTAAGTCACGGGTCGCAAGATTTAAAAGATATAGGCTAAGGGCCTTTACAGATAGGGTAAAGACGTTGTTTGGCTGTAGTATTTGTGGATACAATAAAAATCCAGTGGCTCTGCACTTTCATCACATAGACCCAGCAGAAAAGACAAGTGACGTAAGTAAATTAATCAGAAAAAGTTGGGTTAAACTAAAAGAAGAGATAAGAAAATGTGAAGTACTGTGTGCAAATTGCCATGCAGAAGTAACATCAAAGGAAAGTCATCACCTCTATGAAAAGGATACATAACTTATGCCTATACTACCACGCTATGTACAAGAACGAGTGTCACCAAAAGGTGTTGTCTCTTATCGCTTCAACCCACCTCAAGTTCTTGTAGATGAGGATGTAGTTGTACGAGAAGAGTACGGCAGTGACCTTAAACAAGTGCGACAAATTGTCAAGATACATAACAAAGCTATTGACACATATCGTGAGGTACAGGCAAGCATCACACGTATCAAGCCTAGCAGCAAGGTTACTGACTTGATTAACTTGTACTATCAATCTAATGATTTCAATATGTTACGTCCTAATACTAAAGTGGATTACAGATACTTCCTTACAATTCTCCACCAGAGTTTAGGTACACGTAAGTATGAACTGGTGACATCGAAGATGGCTAAGGCTACGTATGAAGAATGGGTTAAGCGTGGTGTTAGCTTTGCTAATCATGCTGCAACCTGTGCCAGTAGGGTATACAACTACGCTATCAAGATGGAGCATACACATCAGAACCCTTGGTCTAAGATTGAAAGGTACAGTACACCGCAACGTAAGGTAGTGTGGAGACACGAAGATGTAATCAAGTTTCTTGATACAGCATACAGTGACTATGAGTACAGAAGTATCGGCTTGATAGTACAGATGGCATACGAATGGTGTCAGCGTCTAGGCGATATGCGTACACTACAGTGGAGTAACCTTGACCTACAAGGTAGGGTACTCAAGTTGGAACAAAGCAAACGTAGGGCTGACGTAGAGCTTCCTATCTCACCTGAGTTAACAGCTATGCTTACTGAACAGTCGATACAGTTTGGCTTTCAGTCTTACGTAGCACCACATCCAAGGCCAGTGATGGGTGAGTACCAACCGTATGCAATGGAACGACTGTCGAAGGTAGGGCGTAGGGTAATGAGGCTGGCTAAGTTACCAGAAGAACTACGACTGATGGACTTACGTAGGACAGGGGTAACACAGATGATTGACAAAGGTGTGCCAATTGGGCAACTAATGTCAGTGACAGGACATAATAATGTGTCTTCTGTGAAACCATACATGAAGCATACATACGATGCTGCAAATAATGCCTTGACACAGAGAAACGTTCAGGTACAATCGAGTACTTAACGAGTAACAAAGAAAGTGATATAACATATGAATATAAATAATATTATAAGTGATCTATCACTAGTAAGTGGTGAGACAAGACGTATGACTTGCCCATCATGTAATACTAAGAACACATTTACTATGACTAACAACATGGGTTCTATCGTATGGAATTGTTACAAGGCAAGTTGTTCATTGTCAGGTGGTACTAACGTAGCACTAACATCAGATGACATACGTAAGTCTCTTGGCTTTGTTGCAGAAGAGACACACGTTGCAACATTCGTTAAACCTGAGTGGTTAGTGCGAGACTACAGTACAATACAAGACTTCTGTACTGAGTGGGCATTGAACCCACTAGATTTAGGGCTATTGTATGACGTTAGAGAACATCGTGTGGTGTTCCCTGTTATGCATGGTGGAGTTATGGTGGATGCCACAGGCAGATCACTGGGTAAACGTCTACCCAAGTGGAAACGGTATGGAAAAAGTCACTTGCCATACGTGTCTGGTCGTGGTAAAACTGCTGTAGTTGTTGAGGACTGCATAAGTGCCGCAGTTGTGGGTGATGGTGATGTATGTGTTGGGGTAGCAGTGTTGGGTACATCGCTGTCCATTGGACACAAGGAATACTTATCGCAGTTCTCAACAGCAATAATTGCATTAGACCCCGATGCATTACCTAAGACACTGCAATTTGCTAAAGAATTACGTGGCTATGTAGATACCGTAAAGGTGCTACGACTAACAGATGACCTCAAATATAGAGAGCCAACCGACATGGCTAACCTTTCAACACTAGGAGAATAACACATGGAACTATCCCTTATCCGTAGCCTTATGGACAAACCATTCTATGATGATCACAAGGGCGCACGTTGTCCTGATCGTTTGTTCAGCAAGGATGTACGTAAGATCAAGCAGGCTATTGATGCCGCTATGGATCGTTACGAACGTACCGTAACACCAGCAGAGATTGAGGCATTGTTTATGTCTGAGAACCCTACCCTTACTACAGCACAGAAGCAGGCGTTCAGCCTATTGTTTGTACAAGTTAACAAGCAGGCAGTCATGGGTAGTGACATAGCACAAGACGTACTGTCTAAGCTATTCCAACAGGTGATAGGTGAGGACATTGCTAACCTTGGATTTGATTACGTCAACGGTAGCAAGACTAGCCTTGATCCTCTACGTCAGATGCTTGAGCAGTATGCTGATGACTTCACGCCTAACCTCAAGGTACAGTGGGAAGACATTGACCTTGATACTATCATAGCTATGACTGACCTTGAGTCACAGTGGACATTCAACATCCCTACGTTGACACGTAAGGTTGAGGGCGTAAACGCTGGTCACTTGATTGAGGTAGGCGCACGTCCTAACACTGGTAAGACATCACTGCATGCCTCACTTGTAGCTGGACCTAATGGCTTTGCGTGGCAGGGTGCTAGGGTAATTGTCCTATGTAATGAGGAAGGCTACCACCGTGTCGCTCACCGATACATTACTGCCGCAACTGGCATGGACAAACACGAGATCGTTAAGAGTAAGACACAGGCTATGTCTATCTTCAATAAGATACGTGACAAGGTTATGTTCAAGGATGCAACAGGCCGTGACATGAATTGGGTTGAGTCAGTATGCAAGTCGTACAAACCTGACATAGTTATACTAGACATGGGTGATAAGTTTGCACGTACCGCTGGCTTCTCACGTCCTGATGAGGCACTCAAAGCTAACGCAATACATGCACGTCAGATAGCCAAGCAACAGAACTGCGCCATGTTCTACATGTCTCAGCTATCTGCAGAGGCAGAGGGTAAGGT